AGGCGAACCGTGGAGCAATGCCAGGATCGAGATCATGCTCGCCTCCATCCGCAAAGACCTCGAAAATCTGGCAGGCTGACCACTTTCCGTAAAATTCACAGCCTGCGACAAAATTGACCAGTCCCGACAGGATCTGCAGCGATCAGCGAGATTTCCGGCAGATCCTGTTGCACTTCCCGACCCCCAAAACTCAAATCTTTCTTGGACAGGGGTTCAAACTGGTCGTATGATCACTCCCATCATTCCGAAGTGTGTCTGCTCCCCCATTGTTGATTTCGCTGAGCGCAAGCCTGCCATTGCGCTTTGATGACAATGATTTAGGCGCATCCTGACCTCTCACATCAATCATTGTCATGGCCCGACCAACAGCAGCGCAGCGCGGCTATGGCTGGCGTTGGCAACAGGCGCGTGCCGGTCATTTGCGCTCGCATCCATGGTGTGTTCGATGCGAGCGGCAGGGCCGGAAGACGCCGGCAACAGTGGTCGACCATCGCGTTCCGCATCGTGGTGATCCACGCCTGTTCTGGGACAGAGCCAATCGGGATTCGCTTTGTGCGGCCTGTCATTGCGGTCCTAAACAGGCCATCGAGCGCCGAGGATACTCGAACGAGGTCGGTCCCGATGGCCTGCCGCTAGATCCGCAACACCCATTCAACCGAGGGTGATCATCGTCCTTTCTTCTTCGGCTTGTTTGGTCTTTGGGATAGCGCAGATGCAGCTGCTGACTTTGCATCCTTCGAAGAGCGAGGGTTCCTGAGCACTCGAGATGCTGCAGAGCCTGCCTTCTTGCCGGTCTCCTCGTTGGTCGGCTTCTTGGCCATGTGTTCCCCCATGCTAGCCGCAACCGGCGGCTAGGAAGATGATCTGACGAGGCTTCGGGATTGGCAAGACCGGAAGCCGGGGGTGGTCGAAAGTCCAAGGCTTTAGGGGAGCCTGACCGGCAGGGGCGTCGCGCGCAGAATTAGTTTTTGACTGAGGTACGCCCATGGGTGCTTTTACAGCCTTCACCCTCAAGCAGATTCCGCCTCCAGAGGGCGTGGTCGGAGAGGACGTTCTCATTGGATTTTGGGGCGGTGTTCGTGTGGTCGTTCGACCGGATCCCGATCAGGAGCAGGGTGAAAAACATCGGCGCTGGATTATGACCCTTTGCTCTCGTGAGGCAGCAGCTAACAAGCAACGGAAGCGGGCGCGCCACCGTGACCGAACTCAGGACTCCGAAGACTAACCTCTATGGGTCGCCGCGGACCGGGATCTCAACGCCTTCGGGAAGCTCGTGAGGCACTTCCTGAGCGCAAGCGGCGGCTTCCATGGGAGCGGAAGGGACTGACGCGAGCCGAGCGGGTAATCGCCTTCCTGGAGGCCCTCCCAATCACGAAAGGCCCACTCGCGGGCAAGCGAATGAGGCTCCTTCCGGAGCAGCGTGAGTTCGTAGAAGCCGTCTATGGCACGCTAGACAGCCGAGGCCTTCGAAAGAGGCGGCTAGCGATCTCTTCTGTCGCTAAAGGCAACGGCAAAAGCGGCCTGACAGCTGGATTGGTTCTGTGCCATCTGCTCGGGCCGGAGAGCGAGCCGCGCGGCGAATGCTACTCCGCCGCGATTGACCGGGGGCAGGCCGGCCTGATCTTTGCCGAGGCTGAAGCCATCATTGCGCGGGTGCCCGAGTTCGCTGTGAGGGTGAACGTGCAGCGCTTCCTGAAGAAGATCGAAGTGCTGAGTGGATCTGGCGACGGGTCGATTTACGAGGCCCTTTCGGCTGACGCTCGACGAGCTCACGGTCTGGCGCCGTCGCTGTTCGTCTATGACGAACTGGCCCAGGCCAAAGATCGGGAACTCCTCGATAACCTGATCAACGGGCTCGGGAAGCGGAAAGAGGCGCTTGGGATCATCATCAGTACCCAGGCACCGAGCGATGAGCATCCGCTCTCGCAGCTAATCGACGATGGCCTGAGCGGTTCGGATCCGTCGACTTTCGTGCAACTGATCTGCGCTCCTCCCGAGGCAGATCCCTTCGCGGAGGCCACATGGAGAGCCTGCAATCCGGCATTGGGCAAGTACCTGAGCCTTGAGGAGATGAGACAGGCTGCTGATCGGGCCCGACGTATACCGGCCTTCGAGGCCGGCTTCCGAAATCTCCGCCTCAACCAACGCATCGATGCCCGTGCGGAGGATAGGATCGTGACCCTATCGACATGGCGACTTGGAAACGCGTCGGTTGACCGCACGGCACTCGCCGGGCGGCGCTGTTACGGGGGACTCGACCTCTCGGGAAAGCACGATTTAACAAGTCTTGTGCTGGTGTTCCCAAGCGATGATCCGGAGCCCTCCTATCAGATCCTGCCGCTGTTCTGGACGCCTGAAGGGCAACTCGGAGCAAGACGACCGGCCGAGCAGGAACGGTTCAGGGAGTGGATCAAGGTCGGTCACCTTATCTCCGTTCCAGGTCCGACGATTCGCTTCGGGTTCGTTGCCGCTGAACTGGCGAGGCTCGCGACGGAGTTCGACATCGGGGCTGTCGCATACGACCGCTGGCGGATTGACGATTTCAAGCAGGACATGGCGGAGGCCGGCTGCGAAGTGCCTCTGGAGGCATGGGGTCAAGGCTTTCGGGATATGGCTCCTGCCATCGAGAGTTTTGCCGAACTCGCTTTAACGGCAAGGCTCCAGCATGGCGGCCATCCTGTCCTGACGGCAGCGGTCGCGAACGCCATCACCGTCTCTGATCCAGCCGGAAACCTCAAGATCGATAAGGATAAAAGCAATGGTCGGGGACCTGTTCGTATCGATGGCGCTGTTGCTTTGGCAATGGCGCTTGGCCTCGCCAAGCGCTTTGTGGAGGAGCCGAAAATGGATGTATCCGAGTTTCTCTCAAGCGCGGTTTTTGTCTGATGAGCGTTTTCTCCTGGATACGCAGGCGCCGTGCAGGCCTCATGGATGGCTCATTCTGGGCCGGCTGGTTCGGCACCGGCACGTGGACCGGTAAGTCGGTCACCCATCAATCTGCCCTCAACATTTCGGCTTGGTGGCGATGCACGAAGCTTTATGCGGAAGTGGCAGGCTCCCTCCCGCTGAAGTTCTACGAGCGCAGCGAGGGCGATGAGCGCCGGGCTGTACCGGAGCACGAGATTGCGAGGATCATCGGCTCGGATCCCAACGATGAGTTGACGTCCTGGGAGTTCTGGGGTGCGCATGCGGCAGCGCTGTGCACCGGCGGCAATGCCTATGCTGAGAAGGGGTTTGCCAGTGACCGTCTGGTGCGCCTTGATCCGATCTCACCGGAGTTCATTCAACCATACCGAGAGCCGGATGGTATCCTGCGCTATAAGCTTTGGGATCGGGGCAAGGAAGAACTCCTTCCTGCAGAGAAGATCTTCCACACACGCGGTTTTAGTTTCACCGGGGATGTGGGCCTTTCACCGCTCGCCTATGCACGCCAAACCCTTGGTATTGCACTGGCAACAGAAGAGTCGACGGGCCGCGCATTCTCACAGGGAATGAGGGCCTCAGGCATCTTCACGCTTCCGGAGACGATGACACCTGAGCAAAGGAAGCAGTTCAAGGATAACTACATCGCGCCGGCGGAAGGGACGGAAAACGAGGGCCGGTCGCTCGTACTGCCTCCTGGTTTCAAATGGCAGCCCGTCAGCATCGCACCCAAGGACGCCGAGATGCTCCTTTCTCGGCGGTTCAACGTCGAGGATGTTTGCCGCTGGATGGGCGTACCTCCAATCCTTGCAGGGCATGCTTCGGAAGGCCAAACCATGTGGGGCAGCGGCGTCGAGCAGATCATGCTCGCATGGCTTGCCCTTGGGTTGGACTCGTTCCTGTCCAGCATTGAGCGCTCCGTCAACAAGCGGCTGCTCAGTCCGGTCGAGAGGGTCCGCTACTACGCCGAGTATGACCGCAACGGTCTCCTGCGGGCTGATAGCACCGCTCGGGGTGAGTATATCTCCAAGATGATTAGTTCGGCGCAGATGACGCCGAATGAAGGACGCAAGAAGGACAACCTTCCACCGAGGGAAGGCGGTGACCAGTTGCTGGTCAATTCCACACTCGTTCCACTCGTTATGGCAGGGCAGCGCCCCAGTCGCGTTCAGCCGGC